AAAAAAGAAGCTCCAGTCGGTGTAATAAAGAACGTAATATCGATAAACTCAAGTGAACGTGTAGGTTTAATATAAATTTTACCTGTCATTTGGTTTCTGTCGATATCTTGTGGATCACTAGAAAGTGTAACTCTAAAGTCATATAGACCTCGGTCTCTTCTAATCGAATCTAAGATTGGGTTTACAGCGTTTAAGAAGTCTTGTCTTACTTGTGCGTCGTTTTGTTCAAACAATAATCTTACAGATACTGCTGAAATCAACTTACGTGCTTGTAACAATAATCTTCTAACATTGATTCTATCAAGAGCTGATTCTCTAATTTGTAGAGTTTTGTTACCCCAAATTACACAACCAACATCAGAGAAAGTTGCGATTGGGTTTATTCTACCTGTATAAAGAACATCTCTATCTTCTTGTGTCAACTTCTTACGAGCCTTGATACAATTAACAATACCACGAGTGTAACCCGCCGCAGCGAACCATGGGAACGCAATGTTGTCTGTCAATAAAAAGTTTCTTGTTACCTCAGCAGTTGGTGGGATGTAGATTTGAGTGTTGTTAACACTGTCTCTTGTTAATACCCAGGGGTAATAAGTTGCGGTATAGTTAGAGTCGATACCTGTATCTTCTAACAAGTTAACCGCTTCTTGAGGGTAAATTAATCCATCAACACCAGTTGTAGTTGGTAAGAACAAGTTGTAATCAGGACATGTAGTTACATAAAGTGAATCCGCTCTGTTAAACTCAATCATATTAATTGCTCTTTCTATCAAGTTACTATTGTTTGAGAAATCAATACCTGGAGTTGTGAAAACATTTATATTAACTGATTCAGGGTTTGCAAATGTTTGTTGACCTAAAAGATATGCGTAGAAGTCAGTGTTTGCATAGTCTTGTGTACCATCACCAATTGCGATTTGTTTGAATGCTCCCCAACCAGTTGCATTCGGATATCTGTTGTCAGGACATGCTCCGTAAAGGTATCCTGTTCTTCCCAATTCGAATCGGTCTGAGTTAGTTCTATATTCTCTATAAATATCCCATCCATCGAACCCTCCTTGAACCAAGAATGTGAATTTTCTTGAGAACAATCTGTAATAATCATTTGTTGGTAATTGAGGTTCTTGATCGAAAGTTGAACTACCACAGATAAATCTTGGGTCACCACTTGTACTGAATGCTGCACCTAATGTAATACCAGAAGCGTTTTTGTCCATGTGGAAACCTGATGATCTGTAGTTCCAATCAATTCCGTCAATATCACAAGTATTGTTCGGATTTCTCTTTCCAATATACTCATAATAACTTGGATCCCAACCATAGAAGTTTCCAATACCTAAGTAAGTCCTTCTGATGTTGTCACCGGAACTAACGATAACATCGTCAACTCCAGTACTCAAACCAAAGGGCGGATTCCAAATAACTTCACCAGGAAAGTCATATTTTGCTTTGATAATTGGGAACGGTGGTTTTCCTCCTTGATACAATTTGAAATTGTAACCGTTAAATCCACATGGAAGAGCATCAATAGGAGCGTCCTCATGAATCTCAATCATAATGTATTTAGAGTTTAAATTATACTCACCATCTACCGTACCAATTTTAACACCAATAAAGTTGTTTTGATTTGGATCCATAGAACAATTTGTAAATTTTTCTAACACAACAGGGTTAGAATCTGTATCGAAATAATCTCTTACTAATAGTGTAAAGTTGTTATTAGAGAAAGATACGTCTGCGATCGACACTTTAAGTAGAGTATTTGCTCCATCACCATCAGAGATAGTATAAACTTTAAATAAGTCGAATACTTTATTACCTCTAAGTTCGGACACAACCCATGGAGAACTCGGAGTTTGGTATCTGTCTAAGTACCATCCGATTGAGTGCACATTTCCACTTTGTGCTGAATCTAATCTTACAAGACTTGGGTTCAAACCTCTGATGTATCCTTTTTTCCACCCGTAGTTCAACCATGATTGGAATCTTTCTTCACAGAATAATGGAACTTCTAAACGAGGTTTTTGGAAGTTTGTAACTCCAAATACTTTTGTAACATAACTTGGGTCATTTTGAGAGAATGAAGTTTCAAAAGTATATTGTTGTCCATATCTATTAGTACAGTTAATTGCAAATTTCTCATAAGGATTTTTTAATACTGAAACATACTGTCCTGTCATATCAATGTTAACATTGGTAAGACCAGTAATCTCATAAGTTGGGTTTTCAGAACTTGTGTAGTATGAAATACCTCTCGATCTGAAAGTTCCAACTACAACATCATCATATTGTGTATATGAAGTTCCTGTGTAATAGTACACTTTAATGTGTAGCTCACCTGAGTAACAGTTTACAGGGACTGGAGATGGTGTTGGTGTTGGGTTAACATGAGCCGATGGTGTAATACATGGGTTCTGAGGAGATGGTGTTGGTGTAGGTGTTACTGAAGCCAACGGTGTTGATGTTGGTGTAGGATACAAATACTGAAGATTCTGTACAATTGAAAAGAAAGAGAATCCTGTATACCCATTTCCGTTTAATTCGTGTTCGAATTGTGAGTAATACCAAGGATCATTGAATCCTGAACACAAAGTGTTTGCTGAGAAACCAATATTTGGTACATTGTAAACATTTGTAGAAGCTGTGAAAATAGCATCCAATGTATTATAATCACCATCTTCAATCGAACCAAAATAAGAAATTGTATGATCTTCAGCATCAAAAGGTAGTGGATCGGTGATCACATCAAAAACCAAGTCTTGAAGTTGTGTTCCAATTGTTGAAGTTCCTCCATCACCAGTTGTATATGGAGTATTCAATAAGTTTGCGATTTCCGAAGGGAAGGTTCCTTGGAACTCAACTGTTGTGACTGAGTTAGAACATGCCGTAAAAGGGATGATAAATGTTTCAGTTTTAGCGGATAGACAAACAGGAACACAATCAATTGTTGCTCCTGATAAACACCAAACGTCGATTGTTGAGCAATCAACATTTGCCGTTGTGGTAATTGACCAAGATGGTCCTCCGTCATACCCAGAAAGTCCTAATATTCTTGTAACGAACAATTGATTGGATTGTTGTAGATAAGCTTTAGCAATGTATCCAGCTTCATATTTTGGTATTTGTGTGTTAACAAATTTTTCAGGAGATACACCCCCAAAATAAGTTGTAAACTCATCATAGTTCGTTATGAAAATTGGTTCGAAAGCAGGTCCGATAATAGTTTCCCCTACAACACCAAGTGTGGTAACACCAACACTTTGAGCAACAAAACTTAGATCAACTTCTGATGTATAGACTCCTGGTGAGACAAAAACCTTACTGTTAGATGAAGTAGCCATAATTTTAATTCAAATTTTTATTTATTTTCTTTAATAAATATTCACAGTTTCTGTAAAAACTTTACATAATAAAAACTATTTATATTTTGGTAAGATTTTATTCTGCCTTTTTTCTGCCCTATGTCCAAAGATAACAAGAAGATAAAAAACCTTAAGATTGACTCCGAAGTTCACGAAGTCCTGAAAAAATATTGTGATAAAAGAGGAATAAAAATGTATAGATTTTTAGAATCTCTTATATTGGAAAAGTGTAAAGATAAAAAAGATATCTACGGAGAAAATTAAAGCAAATTTTCATTAAAGATTAACTTTGATTCTGAGGATATAACCGAAGGAACGATTTCAATTTTTAACTCGTCTTTAGTATTGATTTGAATGTATTCTTGGTCTAACCCATAATACAGGTTATTAATGTAAACATCAAAGGAAGATACGTTAGTCGACTCAATCAAGTTCAAATCACAAGTATATTCAAATATTGTAGATGCGGTGACTGCAGAAACTTGGTAATTGAATATTGTTTCTTTTGGTGTGTTTGATACAGGTCTTCTTTTGTTTTTCACTTGGTTTCTAAGGTCTGTTTCAATCATTGTAAATGTTCTTGATATTGCGGGAGATACTTCAAAGTCATCTTCGTCCATCAAAAATCCCATCATAGTAAAATCATATTTTTGTATGTAATACTTTCTTTTGTCAACATCCATAACTGATTCGTCAGTAATACCATCATTAATAATTGGAATATAATGACCCTTAATTACTTGATAAGCCTGACGAGATGCAAAAGTTTGATTAACAATTTGATTAAATTTATTTATTTCTCTCATTCGATTACAAACAATAGCCACTTGGAACTTGATGTCAATTGGGACTGGTTGTGGAATTTTATAAATGTTCATCCCGTTTCTCTGACCATCCCAAGTAGGAACTTGCATATAATAATAAGTTCTTCTGTTTGGGATATTATAAGTCACAGATGGATTATTACCATATTTCACTTCAGGAATTCTTATGGTTGTAATAAATGGGGGCTCAACGTTTTTATCAATATTTTGAAAATCCCAAGTTTCAACAAACTGAGACCAATTTTGTGAAGTTATCAATATATCAACCACAGGAATTTTTTGTCCTTCAACTATTGTCTCCAAAGAACCTTTGACAAAATCTAAAAACCCTCTATCTAAATCGGCATGTAAAAGTGATTTGGGAAGATAAGTACCATCTTCAGAAATCATATCCGCCATTTGGTATCTTCTCGCCAAAAGGGTTTTTGGATATTTTATTGGTAAATAAGGTTTAACTTTTTTATTTGGTAACGCCATAATTAAATTGATTGAAATTCATTCGGACCAACGTATGAACCAATTATTGATCTGTAGAAAGGTTTATACCCTTTATAAGTGTGTTTCAAGTCAGAGTATACACGTCCGTCGTCTACAACTGTGTAATATCTAACAAAATTTTCTGAATCGTAATAACCTATGTAATCACCTAAATTTACATCAATCTCTAGATCTTCTAAAGTTTTAATGTAAACGTAAATTGAAATGTTTCCAGGTTCCGATTGTTGTATTTTTGAAGATCCAATTTTCGCAGAAGTTGGTTGAGCGATTGTTATGTAGGCATTAAACTCTACAGGGGGTAGAAATTTAATTCCATCCTCTAAAGCCTCACCATAAACGTCGTCTACTTTGGTTTTGTTTTTATCAACACGATATAGTACACAAGTGAAATTCATATCACCTATTAACCACTCTTGACCCATATCTATTTCTAAATCAAAGTCCTGACTCCCAAAAAATTTACCTAACCTTGTAATAGGAACTTTACCGTTCATAAACTCATTTATTGATAAATATCTTTTTTTTTAGTATTTTTATTAAAAAGTAGTATTGGAAAATATACAAACACTTTTAGAACACAAATCATTGGAAATGCTCGAGTCATACTCGGGGGCAAATAACTATATCCTATACCTAAAAAATAAAAAATTAGTTTCCAAAAAGTTTTACCTTACAAGATCACAAGCGGACTACATCATAACCTATCATGATACCAGACCTAAAGTTGCGAGAAAGTGGGTTGACTTGGATAGTTACTTTGCAAAAAAGTTTGCTGAAGAAAAATATCTTATAGAAACTCCTGATAAGATCTTTATCGAAAAGTTGTTAGTTGAAAAAGAAAAATCTTATCATGTTTGGGGTAAGTTTTTTGAAAATGATCCTTTGTCTGAATTTTGGGTTCCTAAATCTGCTTTGATTAAAACACATACAGTAGAAAAAGTGGAAATAGACTACTCGAAATATAGTCATAGACCTCCATTAAATCACCAAAAAGAAGCAATTGAAAAGTTGGTAAGATCAAAAAGATTTATATTGGCAGATGACATGGGTCTTGGAAAAACAACCTCAACAATTATTGCCGCTTTAGAAACAGGAGCAAAAAAAATATTAATAGTTTGTCCAGCATCTCTTAAAATTAATTGGCAAAGAGAAATTTCAAACTATTCAGACAGACCCGTTTTTATTTCGGAAGGTAAAAAATATTCAACAGAATCAGATTTTGTTATTGTTAACTATGACATACTGAAAAATTTTCACACAACTGACCCTAAGAAAAAAGATGAATCTTTATTGTTAAAATCAAATTTTGATTTAGTAATTTTAGATGAGGCACACATGATCTCTAATGTTCAGGCACAAAGAACGAAGTTAATTAATAGTTTTGTAAAAAAAATTAATAGAGTATGGTTGTTGACTGGAACTCCAATGACATCAAGACCTATGAATTATTATAATCTTCTAAATATAATCGAAAGTCCTGTTGCTCAAAATTGGATGGCGTACGCAATTCGATACTGTC